ACTCATCCGGCAAGGAATTTCCAGCGTTACTGCATATCACGTACGCCGCAGCTTCCAGGCCCTCGATCAGCGTACGGTGCGGCCCGCGCTCCGGTTCGCTGTTCTGCTGCCCGTTCTTCATGACCGCGTAATTGTATCCGCCGGCCATGGCGTTCATCGTGTGCCGCGCGTTGCTGTCCACCAGGAACAGGCGCCGGTTCTTCATCTCGGTACGGATCAGCGGTGAGAGCGTGCCGCGCGCCATCGTGGAGTAGGCGCCGCGCATCGGGTTCAGCTTCGCCGCGCGCAGCGCCGCCATCAGCGGCAAGCGGTCCTGCTGGTCCATCACGTCAGCCGGGAGCCACGCGGTGACACGGGCGCGGGGGAACGCTGCGCGGACAAGCTGCATGACGTCCGGCACCGCTTGTGCAGGGGACACCGGAGAGATCCAGTCCGCGACGGCCACCAGTCGCTCACCTTCTACAGAAACAAGAACAGCAGTGGTTTCATTTCCGGACGCGTTAAAGCAAATCGCCAAAGCGTCGCGCGCTGTCGGTTCGTACTCGCTGGTAAGATTCTTTTCGCCGAAGTCTTCATACACCACCGTCCCGGAAAAGACGCGCTGTGCGTAAGCGAGTGCGTTAAGAATGTCGCGCTTGCCTGAAGGGAAGTTCAAGATTTCCGCCACGAGTTGAGCATGCGCGCCGCGTCCGCCAACAAGCACAATGTCGCCTGCTTCGAAGAACGGTTGCAGGCCCATGATGAACTGCTCCTTGCTCCGGTCCTGCGGCGCCTGGATTGCTTTGAGGGGTAAGCTCTCGCCGCGCCTGAGCATCTCCGCGCGCATCGGTTGCAGCAACCACTCGTCTAGAGAATTCTTTTCAATCGCCACTGTTGCGCCATCGAATCGCGCGGAGGTATCAAAAGCATCCGCGATGATTTGATCTGGCTTCCAGAAATCGCCGGAACTGGCGTGAACAAAGATGCGAGTCGCGAGTCTGGATATAACCACTCGCCCGGTACGGTCAGAAGTGCCGATATTAGCAGTGCGAGCAGGATCAACAACCAGAGTCTTCGGTAACCACGAAGCGGGATCAATCGCAATTTCATGAATGTGCTCCGCTTCGAAAGGTTTGTCGGTCGAGCCGATTGCCATCAACATGTATTCTTGCAGGAAGCCGCGCAACTGGCCGGCGCGTTCCGCCTGGTCTTTCTTCTTGCGAATCCATTCCATCGGGTAGCGCTCCGGCCAAAGTGCAACGGTCGCCGGGTTGTCGATATCTCCGTTGCAAATCGGGTATGAACGGCACGTCCAATCGGGATTCTGGCGCATGCGCACAATCATGCAATCTTCGGCGAGCGGGGTTCCGGTTACGCGGATCTTCCCTTTCTCCTTGTCCATCGCGGGCATGAGTTCAAGGTAGATCTTGCGCATCGAGGCGTCCACCGCCTCCTTGCTCTTGACCCGCTCCTTGTTCTCAACGTCATCCAGGTAGCAGCGGTCCGGGCGCAAGTCGTGCCACTTGAAGCCCCGGATTTCTTCTTCCCACCCGTGTGCCTCAATCATCACGCCGTTCGCAAGTTCGATCTGATTCTCGTTCCATACGTTACCCGCAACACGCAACTTGCCGAAGAGCGCGAGCAGCTTCATGTTCTTCATCGCTTCGAACTTGATCGCTTCCAGGCGCTGACAGGCCTTCGTGTATGTCTCGCCCAGGATAATGCAGTAGCCGAAGTTCTGAAAGCACGCTTCCAGCAATAAGAATTCTTCCGACAGAGTAGACTTCCCACCTTCGCGGAACATCTCGATCAGCACGAACTCATCTTGACTCCTCCACAGGTCCATGACCTCCACGTGCGCCGGCGGACTCGCCTGGGGATGGCGGTGCGGGAAGACCATCGCGCTTGCCAGCGCCCGGTCTTCCGAGATAATGCGCAGACTCGCTGCGCTGGTCATGCTAACCATTGCTCGCCCTCAGCATGGCGTCTTTCAACGTTTCCGCCGCGCCAAGCGCAGTAAGGCTGTTCGGCAATTGCGTCCAGTCGTGCTTGACGTCGCCGTTCTTCATAACGCGCACCACGAGCATGAAATCGACGTCATCCGCGATTTCTGCAAGATTGTCGATCAGCACGGCAGGCGTGCCGCTGCGTTTCATTTTTAGGATATCGGCCATCAGGTCAACTGCGTGTTGTCGATGCTCTTGATGTAACCGTTGCCGGACATGGTAGGGCGCTCCGTTTGAGATTCTCGCGATTATGCCACGCGCTTCCAGGTCTTACGCGTTCTGATGAAGTGGATGGCTACGTTCGAGACGCCATACTTCTCGCCGATTTCCCGGTTTGTCCCTGCGGTGGCGCGGATCGCGCGCACATCGTTTTCGGTCAACTTCGAGTTCGGATGCGTCTCGCCTTCCAGTTCGGTCCCGTGAGTCTGCTTATCGCGCATGTTCTCCGTGTGCGTTCCCCACGACAGGTTATCGAACCGGTTGTTCAGATGGTTGCCATCGCCGTGCCGGCATTCCAAGCCTTCCGGGCACGGACCGCCGAACGTAGTCAGGACCAGCGTGTGCACCTGGTAGCGCTTCGTGAAGCCGTGTTTGCAAAGCGTTACCTGTAGCCGCCCCTGCTTGTTTTTCCCGAATGCGAGCGACTGCTTAGCCTTTCTCACGCCGCGCTCAATCGCGTCTGGCGTAAGCCGCACAAGGCTGATTACATTTCCCAAATCGCTGACTTGGTAGAACCCTTCGTAACCCGGTACGTCGCGAAACTCTTCCATAAATCCTCCTTTGTTGATAACAGGATTGTATTAGGTTTCGCGGTTGTTATCAAGCTATTTTCGGTTCGCGGATTTGCGAGCAAGGGTGCAAAAATTAGTACGCCGTCCGGCGGAGGGAGGGAGGATTCCCAGAGTTACAAATACCTTTCAAAGCTGTCGTGGAACTTACATCCGGTAGGTTCCACGCAATAATCGTAACCTAATCGCAAGGCATGGGCCGCGATAAGCGAATACAAGTCGAGTGGACATAATACTAATCATCGAACTTTCGTTTGCGATCCCTTTAGAATCAATGACTTAGCGAAAGCCGCACCGTTATCAGCACCGAACCCTTGTTCGCAGTCTGACAAGTCGCCATCGCATACATTACGTGGAACTTACAAATAAGATGTTCCACGAGCCGCCGATCGATGTTTTCGAGACGCGCATCGGTGCTCACTTTGCCATCCAAATCGCAAATTGCTGAATGCAATGTTATTACATTGCAAAAGTCGATAGGCACACGCGCGCGCGACCATAATGCGTTCTGCCAGGTAGAACGGCGCAAATCCCTTCTTGCAATTCGTTTTGCATTTGCTATAGTGAAGACTCACAACATGAGGAGAAAGCTTAAAATGAAAACCGAATCGCAACTTTTGGAAGCTGAACGTGCAAAAGTTTGCACGCTCGTTCACACCGTCATCACGCCTTTCTCAAACGCCTACATCGAGTGCGCTTGCTGCGATATGCACTTGCCTGAAACGAAGCGCCACTGGACAATCCGTCGCACCGTTGACTACTCAAGGATCACCTTGCAATGATCACTTACGTCATCCTGGCGCCCGGTGATGAGCCGGTCGCCTACCTCCGTTCAGAAGGCCCGCCCACGGTGGAAGCCATGGCTGATCACCTAGCGATCCTTTGCGGTTTTCCTGACCGCGATCACTTCATCCGCGCCAACCCGAACCTCATTCTTGGCTACTGCCAACTCCACTGACATGAACGAATTCCTACGCGCAAGACGCTTTGAAGACCGCACACGCTGGGCACCGCTTTGCCTGATCAGCGAGGAAGGCAAGCCCTACGCCTACAAAGTTATCCGCGAAGATTTCAAGGCGGCTGTGCGCCTTACCACTCAAGCACTTCACGTGATGCGAAACCCAAAATGAGATTCCTCTTTCTTTGGATCCTGCTCTTCTGGCTCGTCATCGTTCCCCTCCTGCTGTTCGCAAAATGACAAAAGCCGCCTCAGGGCGGCTTCTTCGTCTTCATAGCTCTCCTAGTACCTCCCCGACCCCGCTAGCCCGCTGAGCGGCTTTCTGTAGCTCCTGATCGGCATTCTCGATACAGGTCTCACACCAAGTCGGGCGACGCAACCTCACCATCTCAACCAGGTGCATCGCAAACTCTCGGCCACAGGTTGCGCACAGCACGGTATCCGCTCTCTTCATTTGGAAGTTCCTGCCAGTTTTGTCGAAATCATAAATTACATTCTCCTTACCGTGTTACTCGCTAGTTCCCTCACATCCTCACTACCCCTAAAGGGGGGTAGTGAGTGTGAGGACCTGAGGGAAAGTCCTGAGGGACCTGAGTGAGGGACCTGAGGGACCTGAGGGAAATCACTTGCAAAGCCTTATGTACCGGCCTTCTAGCCTTATCTTACCTTTATCCGCTAACGTGAGGAGTGTTCGCCTGATATTGTCTGCTCTCGGGTGGCCTTCCTCACATAGTGGATTGACCGTTTTATCGGCCTGAATAGCTCTTACGATACCTTTTTCATCAACATCAGCACCGTCTAAACCTATCTCATGTTCGATAATTGAAAGGTAGTGTCGGGCTTTTGAATGCTTCTCGGAAGTCGCAAAATCATCTGCGCGCGTTTTTGTCTTCGCTTCCTTTTTCGGTGCCGCATGGTCCTCCTGCTCAATCGTGCATGACGTGATCGGTTTTCCATTCGGCTTTGCTGCGAGCGGCTCAGATACGAGAAGCCGGAAAGAGTAGGACTTCCCTGCCTCACCCTCCTTATGTTTGCGCTGCGTAACCCATAGCTTGCGTTCCGCGCCTTCGCCCTGCTCGACGGTTTCGAGTACGGCATCTACGTCATTGAATAGCACGCCCGAACCGCGCCATGAACCGCCGTCCTTGGTCGTATGGTGGACAAACAGCACAAGGCATTGCAGATCATCAGCGAGGATTTTCAGGTTTCGTAGCATTTTGGCGATATCTTGCTGACTGCTGTCGTCACCCTCGAATGACGCAGACAGCGTATCGATAACAATAATGGCCGGCTTGCCGACCAGCCGCGCGGCATCTCGCACCGCTTGGACGGACGTAAGACTGGACAGATTCGGTGCGACGTCGGCGACGAACGGCATAACCCAATCCGCGTGTAGAATCTTGATCGCCTGGAAGCGCTTCTTGATGCCTCTGCTAGCCTCGGCGGCTATGTACATCACGTCGCCCTTCGCTACATCCTTGTCGCGCCACTTGACCCCGTTGTGGACGCGGCAAGCCAGATCTAGACCCCAAAACGTTTTACCCGTGCCAGAAGGCCCGAACAACATGGCGAGGCCCTGCGCCGGTAGCATATCTTCCACCAGTTCGGGCGACACGGTGAAGTCACGCGCGTAGTCATCCCCTGAATGGAATTTGAAAGCTTTGTCAGTGTCCTCTCGCGAACGTTCGCCGCCCAAAGCCTCAGGTTTTACGCCTAGCTGTATGCATAACCAATTTGCCGCCGCTTCGGAATCTTTGTGCTCGCCCCACTCACGTACTAACTCAATCGGTGTGCGCTTACCCGAACGCGGATCGTCAAGATCGGCCACGCCGAAGTCTTTGATACCCTCGGCAACAATTGAAATATCTTCCTCTAGTTCGCGGCCCAGCGACGTAGAAGTTACGCGATACCCCCCTTGCTTGTAGGGGGTGGCTTGAGGGAACAACGTCGGCACCCAAGCTGCGAACGCTTTCATCGCAAGCGCGTTAACATTTTGCTTAAAAGTCTTAGGTTGATCGGCAAGCGCGATATCCAAATCGCTTTTTTCTTCTTTATTCTCAGGTTGAGCCAAGCCGATCAAATAATCAGGATCGACGTAACCTGTGCCGAAGCTTTGCCAGTGCCAAAACGGCGCATTCTGATTGATGACAGGCAGATACATCAGGCGCGATGGTTGAAGACTTCCTTCGTCTAGCTCAGGCGCGCCGAACAGACTGTGCAGCGCCCGTACGCAAAGCGGATATTCAGCCGGCGTGACGTCCCTTGAGAATGGCACCATAAGTCTAAGACGAGGCGCTTCGTCAGTGTGGCTTCTCGTAGTGTGAGCGACGTACGCAAACGGCACCACGCCGCCCGTGAGCTCACGCTCTTCGAGCCGGCGGAACAGTTCAAGTGTTTGTTGGTCGTAATCAAGCTGAGCCGCGCTCCGACTCGCAACAGTATCTCTATTGCGTATGCCCCCCTCAAATACGCCGAAAGAAACGAAAGGTGCTTTTTTGAGGCGATTGCGTTCCGACTTAGGGAGCGCCATGAAAGCGGCATGCTCAATAGAAGCTTCAAGCGGCTCGCTCGACATAGCCACAAGCCCTTTCCAAGCTACGTATTCGAGCGCCACCAACCCCAAATTACTGCTCTTGCCTCTACCAACAGCGAGCATGCGCGTATCTTCGTTCTGCATAGGAGTCATCGGCTACTCTATCGTTTTCGGTTGGCAACGGGCGAGGATCGCGCGTAAAAAACGCACTTTGAAGCGTCCGTTCCACTCTTTGTCCGCAGCGTGATAGGTGTCGCAGGGCGCTTTCAGGTACAAGGAGTCCGCGATTATCATCGGCAAAACATCTTCTGCGCAGCGCGGGCAGCAAAGAATATTCGCTGAATGTGCGAGCCACGAAACACAACGCGGGTGTTTCTTGCCGCAGAAAGAACAATTTCCGGCTTCGGTTGTCATACACCCCCCGAGCACTTGGCGCAGAGAAGATAGCCGGATATGTCAACCGCTTTAAATTCAGTGCCTTCGCAAACCGTGCAAGTCGGCAAACCTACAGTGACGACTTCGCGAAGACCCTTGCGGGATTCCACCCAGGAAGCAATCTCGTCTGAATCCCACATCACGCGCCGCCCCATGCGAACAGGCTTAGGGAAATCGTTGCGCTGCATCTCGCGGTAGAGCGTGGCACGCGAAACGGGAATAAGCGACAGAACATCGTCAATCGGGATAAGCATTTTTGTAATTCCTCAGTGTGAGACGTTGGGACACACAATGTACTCTTCGCCTGACAAAACCACAAGACGAAAAAAGACCCGCGCAAGGCGGGTCAACACGAAACACTGAGGAGATCGGGGCTAGTGTATCACTCCTTGAACTCCTCACACGAAGTGTAATAAGGGCACTTGCCGCACGCCGATGCTAAGTCGCCGCGCCCGACCGCCGGTAATGGTTTGTGACGGTCGTTAGCGTTGACAGCACCAATGGCCGAAGCGATACGCCCCGCAAGATCGGGACTCGCAACGTAGGGTTTGCCGTTGCTTCGCTTCTCGTAGTTCAACTGGTGGAGAATGCTAACCGATGTTTTGGCGAATGCGGCGACGGCTTTCTTTTCAGCCGGCGTCGATTCGCCCATCCACTTTTTGAAAACTGCGATTCCCATTAAGCCCCCTGTGGCGCTGCGCGCAGCAATTCGAGAAGCGCTTTAGCTTCCCACTCATAATGCTCCGGCGGCGCCGCCGACCGCGCCGCCGACGCCGACCGCGCCGCCGACCAGTCTGCCGACTCTGCCGACTCTGCCGACTCTGCCGACCACGCTACCGACCACTCTGCCGACCGCGCCGCCGACCACGCCGACCACGCCGACCACGCTGCCGACTCTGCGGACGCCGCTGCCGACCACTCTGCCGACTGCGCCACCGACCACGCCGACCACGCCGACGCCGACCACGCCGACGCCGACCACGCCGACAACCGCGCCAACCGCGCCGACTCCCACGTTGCCGACTCTGCCGACTCTGCCGACCGCGCTGCGGACGCCGCTGCCGACCGCGCAGCGGACGCCGCTGCCGACCGCGCCGACTCCGGCCACGTTGCCGACTCTGCCGAGCCGCTAATTTCAAGTTCACAATACGCAATTACTTGTTCGATAGCCGCGACGCACTGAAGCGCATACTGCTTTTTGTTTGACAGCAAACGGTCACGCGCGCGCGCGTGCCGCTCCCTGGCGAGGTACCACTGAACCTTGGCAACATCTGCACCTACAGGGATAGCTTCTAGAAATTCAACGGCAGACGAACCTTCGAATATCACGTCCTCAAGATACGCAAGCCACTGCGGCAAACCGAGTTCATTTTCGTAAGCCCGGTGAGCGTACTTGTTGAGCGTGCAACCAACCGCACAGCCATCCGAACCGTCGTAACCAGTTCCTTGAATTATCTCGTCAGCCGCGTGATGCGCTTTGAGACGCGCTAAGTACTTCTCTTTTACTGCCGGATCGCCGTGAAATGCTTTCATGTTTTCGCCTCTCAGTTAAAGTAAGCAGAATATAGCAAACGCAAAACGGAATAGCAAGTGCAAATTGTTCTTGACACGCGCCAGGATCGTCACTTAAATTTCGTCTTGCGGTACACAAACCACTTAGGAGAAAGACATATGTTGGAAGAAAGCATTAACGCGTTGACGGCCGCTGTACTGGCGCTTACGTATGCGATGAATCAGCGCGCATCGCAAGATCCTGTTGCTGCATCGCTCGACGATATCAAGCCCGCTATTAAGGAGCCCAAAGCGAAAAAGGTTGAGCCGGTTGCGCAAGTCCCAAACGTGCCGACGCCATCGGCGACCGCTACCGACACTTCGCCGAGTTCAGAGCCAGAATCCGCGCCGGTCTCTTATGACGACGTGAAGAAGGCAACGAACGCGCTGTCTGCCGCCAAGGGCCGCGACGTCACTATCGATGCCCTTTCGCGGTTCGGTGTGAAGCGTGCAACCGAACTGGACGAAGGCCAGTGGGCGGACTACATCAGCTACGCCAACAGGGTGACCGCCGATGCCTGATTACCACGCCATAGCTTCGCCGTCGTCGGCCGAGAAGTGGCTCACGTGCGCAAACTCACTGGCCGCTGAAGTCGGGCAACCGGACACGTCATCAAGCGCTGCCGACTTAGGTACGGACAAGCACGAACTGCTGACTCTGTGCTTGCAGTTCAAGAAAGACGCGATTGAGTACACCGGCCACACATTAAGTAAGGGTTACACGGTTCACACGGAGTTGGCCGCCGATGTGCAAAACGTCGTCGACAACGTGCGTGCCCGGATTCGGAACTATGAGAACCTGGGCTACCTCGTCGCGATGGACCTGGAACAGGATGTGCCTATCGACCACATCACGGGCGAGAAGGGTGCCACAGGTCGGGCTGACGTGGTGCTGCGTGTTTATTCGGCACACCCGTTTATCGAAGTCATAGACGCGAAATTCGGCTATTCAGAAGTATCGGCAGAACGCAATCCGCAACTGATGATGTACGCAGCGGGCGTTATTGAAAAGTTCGCGTTGACCGATGAATTCGTCGAAGTGAATCTGATCATCGAACAGCCGGCGCGGAGCAAGGAATCAATTGAAGCGCCTTCGATTCAGGTTGAAGTGTTGACAGATTGGATTGAAACAGTGGCGTCACCTGCTGCTGCTAAGGCACTTCTGATTCGTTCTATGATTGGCGAACGCGCTTTGAAAACGGAAGACTTCAAAGTAACTGAGAAGGGTTGCCGGTGGTGCAAAGCAGCTGCTGTCTGTCCGGCTCGCGTTGCGCATATCGAGGAGGTAATGGGTCGTTCTTTTGAAGATGTCGCCGATCTAACGCCTGTAGGATCCGGCGTCACGGTTGACCTGTTAGAGCCGTCGGAATTAGGTTCTAAGTTCGAAGCACTTGAAATTATTGAAGACTGGATCAAAGCGGTTCGTGCACGTATCGAGTTCGAACTACTGGCGGGCAAGAAGATCCCCGGCGTGAAGCTTGTCGCAGGCAAGAAGGGTAACCGCCAGTGGGTGAGCGACGAAGAAGCGGAGGCAATGCTTAAGAAGTTCCGCGTGAAGCAGGAGCAAATGTACAGCTTCAAGCTTCTTGGGCCTAAGCCGATACTGGAAGTGATGAAAGACCGGCCCCGCCAGTTGAAGCACATCGAAGCGCTGATCGTGCAGCCCAACGGCAAACCGCATGTTGCACTTGACTCGGACAAACGTCCGGCACTTGAAATTAAACCCGTCGAAGATGGTTTCGATACTGAAGAACTCTGCTAAGGAAATATCATGGAACTGATGCTCAAGAATGTACGTATCGCATTTTGTCAATCCGCACTCGGCGAAGCCGAAGACTACGAAGGCAATAAGAACTTCCGCCACTCGGCGACGTTCATTGTTGAACCCGGTAGCGACAACGACAAGCTGATCCAGAGCGCCATCAAGACCGAAGCGGCAACGCTTTGGGGTAAGAAGGCTGAAGGCATGCTGGAAGACATGCGCGGCAGTAAGACGCAATGGTGCTACCCGAAGAACAAGAAGGATAAGTCCG